ATATGGTCGTGCGCAAGTATATATAGTTCGAATCTCTGAATGCCACTGCCCGCAGTGTCTTCCCATCGTACTTCAAGCACATTGGTACACAGTTTGATCTTAATCTGAACTTAAGATTGGTTTTTCGCTTCCCGTCCTTTACGATGATAGCTGTGACAGGTATACAGTCAATATCAAAGTCCGTTGTTGTGGTTATAGTTGATTTGTCATTTACCGGGGTGGTGCCAGATTTATGGTTCTCTATTCTACACCTTCCACAGGGGCGAGCTGCTCCATAGTAGCCGCTTCCTGTATGTTCACAGCCACTCCCGTCGCGACGGGAACAGCTGGGGTTGGTTGCACTTGTTCGTCGTAAAAATCCTGCCTCATTACATTAGCCTTACTTTTAACGACAAACTTGGTCTGCGTGAACTCCGTCATGTTAGACACCTTGAACTCTACCGCTTTGCGTCTACTAGAGATTATCGTCGTCGGTCTGAAAACGCCTGACCTGCATTTCCACGACGAAATATCGATTCGCGGCATTTCGATGGTTACGTGACATTCGCCGTACTGAAACAGGCTTCCGGATGAAGGTATGAGGTCGTGGCGCCCCGATCTTGATGCAGATTCAGAAACTCTTATCATGTCGAAGGGGCGCGTTCTAGCCAGCAATTCATATGATGCTACCACCGAGTCGGACACGTTAGCATACACTGGGAAAATCTCGCCAGACTTTTCGTGTGAGAGAGTTACTTCATGACCAAATAGTCTGTAAAGACTAGCAATCTTGATTGCGTCTGGTACGCTCGCCGTTCCGTACCTGTCTACTGTGAAGCTCTGAAGCCCTCTCAGATGTGCCAAAGAGTCTACGTCGCATGCGACAGCGCCAAGTATGAGTGAACCTGATACGTATGCTGGTATAGTGTCAAGACGTACGATAGGATCATACCCTGCATCGAACACTTCGTCTACTTCAATAGACTTAACGTCGTACATCGGCGATAAATCATAACTAATATAACAGTTGGAGCTGAAACAGGTCATAATTTCCTTCCCAGTCACGAAACTTATAAGCGCAGCGCGTGCGTCAATCGTGCCCAAGACCATCAACTCCTCAGCCCTGCTGATGAACGCCGCACGCCAGTCGCTTAAATCAGTTGAGAAGTTGTCTACCAAGCCGTACAGCCCCACCCAAGCTATATAGTTGAGTATGGCGGATATGGCGAGGAAATTCTGCGGTGCCATGTTCGCATCTAAGGTGAACGTTGATGCGTTGAGATCGTATACGTTTGGCTCACCCACCAGGTTAGAAGGAATTCTACCCCTGGTGGGTGAAAACTTAGCCAAATTGACCGTAAACTTAGCCTTGTGCCACATAGCACTCTCCTGGTATGAAGGCATGGGCTGTGCTGAAAGAGCGCCGAGTAACTCAAGTGCCGACGCAAATGCTTGTTCTACCCTGTTTAGTCTCACGTAATCCATAATCCAAAGCCATAGCACTTCGGGCTTCGTCCAAGGAACAGAGCTGTCGTCGAACACTCCATAGACCATGCCTCCTACACCATCGAGCAGAGTCTCATGCGGGTCGAGCGCTTCTACTGGTATGTCAACATTGAGTCCACTGGTACCGCTACTTCCCATGGTGTGCAGCAGGTAAAACGTAGCCTGCGGTACATTGGTAGAAGTGTACCTGAGGACGTAAGGCCTGCTCCAATAATTGTCTGCTGAACGTTGAACCCATCCAAAATCTAGCATTCCAAAGTCGCGCAGAGGGCCCATCTCGACCTCTACCTCTCTCTCAGTGTACTGACCATGAACGGACATACCCACGTGGCTGTCCTTGTACGGAGACTGCTTGACCTTGAATTTGTCTTCTTTGCCCTTCATATCTTTGTAAAGCCTAGCCTTATACCACGAAACCAACATCGTATATATGTATGCTTCGTGAGAATCAGTGACATTGGACGTAGTCGCCAGGGCGACAAGATCATTCTTGTTAAGCCTAAGTCCCGGTACGGTCTTCGAAAATTCGTCAATCGCGCGAAGAGGATCATAGACACCGTCTTCATCCAAATAACGTTTGTTGTATCCGTAAAATCTGTTGTGAGCCACTGGGTGTGTGACCTCGTATCTGCTACCTGTTATCTGAAAGTCAGTGGTTAACTCCAAGTTACTAGAGTAAGTGAGATTGCCCATCTTGACATGTGCCATCGTTTTGTTGACTAGTGAAAAACGTCCGTCGCCGAAAGTAGCGTCGAACGCTCTACCTACGCCTATCTTCGCAAA